ATCGGAGACGCAGTCAATCTTGCCGCAAGACTCGAAGCAACTGCAGCTAGAGGAGAGTACATCAACTGTCCGACCATCATCTCTAGTTTCACAATGGAACAACTTACCGACTTTAAACCGAGACCGATAGGTGAGATAAAGGTTAAAGGCAAGGAAGAATTGATTAAAATATACGCCCCATAGCCGCGAGATGTGGGGCTGGCAATGGGTGAAGTCTATAAGGATTGGAAGTATCTGGTCGAAGATCCCACTTATAACCAAAAAGGTGTGACAAATATGTTACATATTCCAAAATAATATAAAAAAGCGCAATTATTTTTACTTAGCGTGTTTACATTTGCTCTATATGTGATATAATGGTACCATAAATTAATGAAACAAGTGAGAGATAATGCAATATTTGAAGGAAATCACTGATTGGGGGGATTCAACTCCGAATCATACCTACATCGTTAATGATGCAGGTCACTTGGCAGGATATGTCAAGACTGGAACTCGTGAGGAAATTTGGTTTAAATCTCCCATGAAGCAGTTCAGTAAATCCCGTAGACGTTTTGTAAAACTTAAGAGGTAGTATATATGCCAGTGCTCGTTATGAAGGGACAGATGAAAAACAAGGCCAATATTGTAACATATATTGGTAACCTATGTAAAGAACTCGGTATTAACCGTATGCATTCCAAGGTGATTTTTCTTAACTTTAAAACAAAGATTGAAGATGATGCACAAGGATTGTGCTGGGGAGACGGCAAGAAAGGATTCTGTGAAATTTCAATTGCTCGTACTGGAGAGGGTGAACGTCTACCCTTTGAACAAATGATGCAGACAATAGCCCACGAAATGGTACATGCAAAACAATATTTTCGAGGCGAGTTAAATTCCTATGGTTCTCGTGTATGGAAGGGTCGTAATGCAGAAGGTTGGAAATATGAAAACCAACCATGGGAACGTGAAGCCTTCAGGCTCGAAGAGAAGTTATACAAGAAATGTTGGCCAAAAATAAATGAAAAATAATTGCAGAAACGTGTTGACAGCCCTTTAAAATAGTGTTATAATGGTTACATAAAGTGAATTAAGGAGTATATTATGAGTATGAATGATGATAAAATATTAAGTGTTTCAGAGCCAAAGGTCATGCAGTCAGCGGCCGGTTATTACATTGGCCAGTCATGTGAGGTAGAATACTACTGGAGTGACGGAACCACTTCGGTTGGTACCGAGCCTTATGACAGACTGTCTGGGTATTTTGCAACGCCTCAACAGGCAGAACTTTATTTAATGGAGGTAGCGTAATGACTACTCGTGTGACATATTATCCCTCAACAAATGATGGTTGTGGTTCTAGCCGACAGGGCGAAATGACAGCATCTTACAACGATCTTGTAGAAATGTTTGGCAACCCTGAAGAATATATTTCTGGTGACGGCAAATGTACATTTGAATTTGTGATCGAATACGAAATAGAAGATGAGTTTGGAATTGAATCATCATACTTTACTCTCTATGATTGGAAAGGCAATCGACCACATAATGATTCAGAAGAGTTTCTAGTCCACATTGGTGGAAAGAAATTTGAGGATCAATGGGCCGCTAAAAGAGCCCTTGAATTGTTTAAAAAGACAGACGTGCGTTATGGGCATGACCATAGTGTATTGTGTCAAGGATATTCTCATGCATACTAAAGGTAATAAAATGCGAAATCGTTATGGTGATGAATACTCATGGGAAGATATTGGCAACAATCAATTTCTATTTCACATGAGCGGAAATAGTTTAGGATACGGCCGAATTGGCGGCAAAGAAGGCCAAACCGGCCTTGATTATGATGACTTGGGTATGTTTGATCCAAGTGGTGGGCCATATGTTACTATTGGATCAATCGTAGAAGGTAGAAAGGTTACACACATTAAATCTACCGATAATAGTTATATTGTAACCGTAGGAGATTGATGTCAGTGCCTGAATTTAACAAAAATGAGTTGGAAAACTCAAAAAGAATTTTTAAGAGTGCAACTCCCAAGTATACACTAGATTGGTATTTAAAGTGGATTGCAAGTGCGTTTGTATTAATTGCTATGTCTATTAGGGGCGTAGAAGGTATGCAAATATATGATCTATACCTATCTATTATTGGTATTGCTCTATGGTTATGGGTGTCTATCTTATGGCAAGATAGGGCGTTAATACTACTTAACGGCGTAGGATTGATGTTTTTAATTAACAATATTGTTAAATTAATTGCATCTTTTTAACAGAAACGTGTTGACAGCCCTTAAAAATAGTGTTATAATATCACTATAAATTGAAATTGAAAAGGAATATACATTATGTCAAATAAATCATCATATGATCAAATCATGAAAATCCTCAAAGAGGAAAAGAAACTTTATGATAAAGAACAGAAGGCCAAGAAGGCAGCAGCCCGAAAAGAGGCCAAGAAGTTCAAGGCAGACCAGTCCGCACTAACCAAATACGTTAAGAAGGCAGGCCATCAATCCCCAAATTCCCTAGAATGTAACAGTCCCAAAAATATGTATTACAGTGAGCAACAGACCAAAGACTATTTGGCTGGCACATCGTATATGGAAACCTACAGAGCAACTTGTAATGATTGGGACTAATCAAATGAATGCTGATGTTCGTAGAATTGAAGCTCTCTTATCAGTAAGAGATAGAGCACAAAACCCAGACTTCAAAAAACTTTGGACGGATAAATTAACTGAGCTTTTAGAAAATATTAAATCTAGGCCAAATGGAGTTATACAATGACACAATACTCTAAATCAGTAGAAAGGCAGAAGATTATGATGGAAGCCGAAGATTGGGCTAAATCAGTAAAAAGCATTCATGCACATTCATTAGATAGCATGCATTATGACGACAGGCCTGAGGATACCATTGACGGACAGTGTGTAACCGATACTGAGTACAATAGTGGCGTAGTAGAGCGTAGGCAGAACGGCAGATTAATACATACATTCGGCAAAAAACTAACTGGCCAAGAATTAATAGATGCGTATGAGAGAAACAACTAATGACAATGCCTAATGAACGCCGATGGGCTGTAAACAATACTCGTCAGTTCTTAGTTGATCTGATGGATCCTAAAAAGACTCCACGCGTTCCTAAGGAAATTCGTAAAGAAGCATATCGTTGTTTAAAGCATTATCCTGGTGCTTACTATATGGAAAAAGCGGCCGAACAGGCGCCTGACATATTTGGAGAATGGAATAGTGGATTATGAGTGAATATACACCAGACAACTGGGTTGTGTTGAAAATAACTCAGGCCGAAGAAACATTATATAAAGTACTCGGTGGTTGGAGTGGTGGGTATCTTGATGGTGACTCTTGGCGCATGAACAGCGGCATCACGGGTGTAGAGAAACAAGCACACCTATATGGATTCTATGGTAGTTCTGGTTCTGTGTATTGGTGCCATCAAGGAGGTTACGGGTTGCGTATGAATAACGCCGGCGTGTATAATCAAATTAAAGAACGCTTTGGGGATGCAGTTGAACTGATGCCTGAAGATACTAATTGGATGGCTTTAGTATGATTAGTTATAGCACAAACATGATGGGTCCGTGGCATACGAGTTGGTATACTGAAAGAGGACTTACTCACAAAGCAACTCGTGTAGTAACATCTGATGTTATTAAAGGATACAGTCCTGGCGATGTGATAGAGTATGACGAGATTACTACTCACTATGCAGGCGGCCGCATTGACATTCGGGGTGTTCCTAACGAACCTTGGGGTCTCGAATATAGTCTAGCGGTGATGCACGGTGAGGATTGGAACGCATTAGGTGAATGGTTAGATGATTTTGAGTCTAAAGAGCTTGTATCAAAAGACTCCCTCATAGAACAATTTGAAAATGATTATGGTAAAAAGATACGGTATTATAAATGAGAAATTCTATTGGAAGTTTAAGATATGATATGTATGGCAGAAAACGTAAGACCAAAGCATTGAATACACCTCGCAGACCTAAGGTTGATTTTAAACCTATGGTGCAAGAAAAGTCTTTGGCTCAAATTCGTGCAGATGAACACAGAGCTAAATACCCCTCAGCAGAAATGTCAAGTACATATACACCAAACAAGGATCAATCATGGAAGCAAGAAGCTTCCAAAAACTTTACAATCGCACCGGCATATAATAAAGGTGCATATCAAGTGATACCTCGTAAAGATGTAGAGCACATTGGGAGATAAATATATATGGAAACTTTTATTGGAATAGTATTATGTGGAATCGGATTTTTATTTTGTTATATGTCCAGCCACATAATCGAAGAAGAAAGACAGGGCAGAAGAATGCCTATGTTTTGGGAGAAAAAAGATGGCGAATAGTAGTCACGATGAACACATGAGGCTTCAAGGCCTGTCAAATGATATAACACTTATGTCTGAATTTATGGAAGAACCTAGACAAGCTCAAGTAGTTAGAAAAAAATCTGATGGTATGTTTGGAGTTAGGTTTGTACATAAAGGCAAGACCTTAGGTATTGAATGGTATGAAGGTAAATCAGAAGTATGGGCCGAAGAGGCAGCCGAAAATTGGATTTTAGGTATTAAGGATATTGACCCTACAGAAGAATAGTTTTTGGGTAGGGATACACAGTCACACTCCTTTATTTATAATTGTGTATCCCTGCCCCTTTACTTTTGCGTAAAAGTGTGATATAATATACATATATTATTAAGGAGATATTATGGCGACAGCAACAGAAATAGCGGCTAAGAAAAGAGCCAAGAGGTCAGAGAAAAGGTCCAAAAGGCTTTCACTTGACCAAATTCATATGGGACCTGAACCATTCTGGGAAGAAGGTGTAACAAAGAAATATACTAAGTCAGAAGTAAATGTTGAGTGGACTAAAGCAGCACACTGGTATAACTATTACTACAAACTTAAAGATTACGTACCTTATGTAATTAGATATGCTGAAGACATTGGGTTCGATAAAGAACAAATCCAAGCTCTCAAGGCATGCCAAGATTATAAATTAGTTGGTGGTTGTAAAGCGGTAATACGTCTACACTATCGTGGTTGGGAACATACTGAAGAACAGTATGCTAGAGTTAAAGAACATCTATTGGAACAGGTAGAAGAAGGCAAAGTTGCTTTATTGGAAAAGAAAGAAGAAACTAAAAATGCCCCACCTGTTATATCTATTGCTGAAAGAACTAGACGCAAGATGATGGATACTATCTATGCCGCTTGGGATGAAACAATTGTTGATGGCTGGATGGATAACAAATACAAAGAAAAGCTTGATGTTTATAGTTTATTTAAAGAGCATCAATTAAAGGGTAATGCAATTGCTCCATTTCAAAGAATCATACAATCAAGTTATGATGAAATCAGTGATGCCCTTAATAAGAACTGTGACCAATGTGTAGAAGCTTTTTCACATATTACTACTGCCAATAAGAAAAAGATGTTAAAGCAAATGGATGCTATCTTTGCTGACTTGGAGTCACTGAAACTGTCATTTAAGGCTAGTAAATCACCTCGTACTGTTAAGAGAAAATCTACAGACGATCAAGTTAAAAATCTTAAATATAAATCCGATGATACAGACTACAAGATTGCTTCAATCAATCCCGTCACTATCCCCGGTAAAGAAACTCTATTCATCTTTAATACAAAGAATAGAACACTTTACCAGTATGTTACCACTGCGACTGCTGGTTTTGAAATAGGTGGAACGTCTATTAAAAACTTTGAGCCTAAATTATCAAAGTGTACAAGGTTGCGTAAGCCTGAGGACATTCTGCCACTTATATTAACCAAGACACCAAAACAGATTGAGTCGCAGGTGTGGAAAACAGTCACAACCAAAGTAAATCCCTGCAATGGCCGGGTGAATGGAGATTGTGTATTATTAAGGACAATATGAATGAGATCATAGAACATAAAATAATGACGAAGAAGCGATTTTCGTTAGCAGTGGAGACACTTGTATCAAAGACACCTAACACATCTTATATAGATGCAGCGGTAATGGTTATCGAGCAAAGAGGAATGGATTATTCAAACCTGAAAAGGTTATTAACTGATTCACTTAAAGCAAAGATAGAGAACGAGGCCCATGGTCTCAATTTAATTAAATCAAAAGGTGGCAACAAGCTACCAATATAGGAGAATATTATGAGCAATGTTATTATCCCATCATCTGATGAAGATAAAAAGCGAATCAAGGGTTGTATTGAAGAAATCTCTAATTCAATGACGCGTATGGCAGCAGAACGAGAGTTCATTAAAGAAGCCATTATATCGTGTTGTGATGATGTTGAAATTGACAAAAAGTACTTGAAGAAAATGGCAACTATCTACCACAAACAGAATTTAAATGATATTGTGGGTGAGGTAGAAGATGTCGAAGCCCTATACGAAAGTGTGATGGTTTAATATGATTGATCCGTTTGAGTCATACAAGTTATATAATGCTTTGAAATTACACTTCGAGCAAGCAGGCTATGATGCCTTTAAATATAACTTTAAAACAAATGTGAAGCCGACTTCATTTTTAAAACGGAAAGATAAGTACTTCTTTGCAAAGGTTGCAAGGCAGTATGAAAAGGATATGATGGGTTACTATGTTGCTAACTTTAAACATGGTGTATCATATGTCGGAGAAATGATCAACGAATGTGGCGAAGAAAACTATAAGAATCATAAAAGAATTTTAGAGAGTATTCATCGTCACTTTTCAGTTGATATAAATATATTGAGTGAACAGAAAGGTGGTTTTGAAGAGCTCTTTGAGAGTTATGATAACCAACTTCCCTTGGTCATTCAGTTATGGATGCAAGAAGAGATTAGTTTAGAGACTGTTGTTATTCTTAATTCCTTATTGGGATTTGTACCTCGTGAATCTTCTAAAATAACAGACACCATTATATGGCCTGATATGAAGAAAAGAATCGAAAAGTACACTCCCTTTGTAAGCTTTAATTCAGATAAATGTAAAAATTTATTAAGAAAAGGGTTTACAAATTAACACAAATGTGTTATAATATACATTACATTATGAATAAAGTGGATAATTCAGTAAATACAATGCAATATATGGAGAAATAATATGTCATTTGCAAACTTAAAGAGCTCACGAGGCTCGTCAATCGACAAACTCGTAAAAGCTGCAGAAGCAGTATCTACCAATACAGAAACCAAATCATATGGTGATGACCGTTTCTGGAAACCTACCAGAGATAAAGCAGGTAATGGTTTCGCGGTAATCCGATTTTTACCATGCATGGAAGGCGAAGACCTACCATGGGTAAGATATTGGGACCACGGATTCCAAGGGCCTGGTGGACTATGGTACATTGAGAACTCCTTAACTTCTATCGGCCAACCTGATCCTGTATCAGAAGCCAATACCGTTCTATGGAACACAGGTAGAGACGAAGATAAGGTAACAGTAAGGGATCGTAAAAGACGCCTACATTATGTGTCAAACATTCTTGTGGTATCTGATCCTTCCAATCCTCAAAACGAAGGAAAGGTATTCTTGTACAAATTCGGCAAGAAAATCTTTGATAAAGTGATGGAATCTATGCAACCTGCATTTGAAGATGAAACACCTATCAATCCTTACGATTTCTGGGAAGGTGCTGACTTCAAAATCAAAGTAAGAAAAGTGGAAGGCTGGGTGAACTATGATAAATCAGAGTTTGCTGCCCCAAGTGCTCTCTTTGGTGGTGATGAGGATCGTTTAGAAGAAGTGTATGGAAAACTTTATTCCTTACAGGATTTTCTTGATCCTAAAAACTATAAGTCTTATGATGAACTCAAGGCAAAGATGAATAAAGTCCTAGGTATTGACGCTGGTCATGCTCCTATGGCGGCCCCTGTAGTTGAAAATGTAATGGAAGCCCCTGCGGCAACTAGTGCATATGCAACACAGGATTCACCTGAGCCAGCGAGTAGTGATAGTGATGAAGATGATACGTTGTCTTATTTTGCTAAACTTGCAAAAGACTCATAATAAGTAAGAGTATGGGCTTGGCGTCTAACCTTGAAACCATACCAACTGCAAGGCCACTCTGATAAAGTGTGTGGCATTCAAGGGACCCTTCGGGGTCCCTTTTTTTATCTTGCGAATGAACCAAAGCCAAAGTGTAAGAAATCAGAAGTCCTACTAGGTCTATGGCCTTGAATAACTGTATTGGAAGTGTTACCACTATTAGATGTATTAGAAGATGATACCTGGGTTACCACATTATTCTCTGAGCCAGTCTGTACCCCTGCTAGAGCGTTCTCGGCAGACATATCAGATAATTGTGCACCTGTGTCTATCTCTGGTAACTCCATAGTTGCCATATCAGGCATTGTAAACCCTTCAACTTCACCCACACCTTCGGGTTGAGCAGCTGCTTCATTTGCTGCATCTATCTTGGCTTGTTCTGCTTTAGCCTGTAATTCAATCTTTTTCTTCTCGGCGTTATTAGTATCCATCTTAGGAATTTCAGGTATATCAAACTCAAACCCTAAGAATTTACCAAACTTCTCTATCATACCTGTAATAAAGTTGACTATGGAACCGATGAAATTAACCACAGTGGCGAATGCATCTTTTAAGTAAGCAAGGCCGAGCATCATTACATCAAAGATAGATGTAAATCCTAATGCGTCTCTTATTTTTACTAGGGCAACACCGATAATTGCAAAGAGAGCAGCGATGGCAAGAATAGGTAATAAGATAGGTGCCATAGCTATAAGAATAGGTACCATTGCACTCATCATACCCACTAAGGCAGATATCATTGCTGGAACAAATGATGTTAACATAAACACTCTAAAGACCATAAAGGCTTTTCTTAAACCATTAAATACCTTCATAAATGCACCACCTACAGAAGACATCATGCTAGATAGACTGCCCATAATAGTTGGTACAAAAGAGGTTAACATAAACACTCTGAATGCTTTAAAGCCTGCAACTAGAGCACGTATAGGTTTCATCATAGTGGAACCAACAGCCTTCATTTTTTCACCCAAGCTGAATAACATATCTTTAACAAAGGTTCCTTTCATAAAGGTACCAAAGACCTTAAATGCAGCTGCAACTTTTCTTACAGCCCTGAGTGCCTTACCTAGGTTTAATAATAACATACCACCAAGGATTCCGCCAATTGTACCAAGGTTGTCTTTTAATACATCTGCGGCACCACTAAAGTCTCCAGTAAATACTTTCTCTACCACATCTACCATATCTTGCACAAACCCTATGACGGCTTTAATGCCCTTTGCAAAGGCTTCAGGATTTAATATGAGTGTGGCTAGACCAGCTATACCTGCAAGGAATCCACCTGTTTCTTTAACTTTGCCGATACCTTTATCGAATGAATTAGACATCTTTAATAAAAGTGAATTGGCTTCTTCTTGTTTCTTTATGGCCTCTCTTTTATCTTCTTCTGATTGGATACCCTCTTGTAATGCAGCAAGTTGGTCATTTGTTCTGTCTATTAACCCTTGGTCGAATTTCAGGCCCTGTTCTTGCAGTGATACCTGTTCTTGCATGATGGCATTTAAACTATCAAACTGTTCTCTTATGGCCGCTGTTTCTTCATTAGAGTTCATTCCCATAAACCCTTCAAGACCCTGCAGTGATTTCTGCATATCAACCGTAGCAGAAACTTGCGAAGTAACATTAGATGATTGAGTTTTCATTGACTCAACTAATTCAGTTAAACTTTTAGCTTGTTTTTCAGCCGCCTTCTTGGCCTCTTTACCACCAAACCCAGCCTCTACCTGTTTCATTGATAGCTTGTTATTGCCACCTTTCATCTTGTTACTTTCGTCAGCCATTTTTATTAATCCTTAAATTTGTTGTCTATCCAACATTTACCGTAATATAATATACCTAACCAAATTGAAAATAAAACACCATCAACATATGATAGTGAATCCCATGCACTAACCGGATCCATTATTTCTTACCCGAATATGCTTGAGCACCAAAGAAGGCAGCTACAATACCTGCAACAGCCACAAAATATGTTGGTGCCATACTGCCCAATGTTTTTTGAGCTTCATCCAATCCTGCAAGTGAAGCGACTACTACAGCGAATGGATATAACAATAGTCCACCTAATGCAAACCATGTCATCTTACGCTGCGCATCTCTCATTGCGTCTTGGTCTTCTAGTTCTTTCTCTTTAAACCTTAAATAAAGTTCTTCTTCTTTTGTTGACACTTTACCGTCTCCATTAGTATCTGCCGGATGGTAATCTTTTTTAATTTCTTCAGTCATTATCTTTTCATTTTCCTATTTTGTTCTGCAACACGTTCATTTTCTTCTTTAATCCATTGCTGGAGTAGGGCCACATATATCTCCCTTTCCCATGGTACCATATTCTCTAATTCACTTAAACTATACTTATGGTGTTGCATCATTGCAAAGTTAGTTTTATAGTAGTTTACTAGAGTGTCATGCGAAAGGCCTAGGTAAAAAAACTAGAGAGACCTCTTAGCTCTATGTTTTGTTCTGCCCCACATGATATACAAGTAAAATCTATTTTATGTTCTAATGAAGGTAGTTTACCAAAGAACTCTGTAATCTTTGCAAACTGTTGAGAATTTAAACCATCAATAAATTCCTTGAGTTCCTTTTCGGTCTGATTCTCTGCATTCCATACTTCATCATCACTAAAAATATTTTCAATACAACTAATAATCATCTTATATGTCATATCCATTTGTTTCTCTGGTTTAGTTGTCTCTGGATCAAACTCCAAAGATGCTACCAAATCAACAGAAGGATAATTAAATTCCATACCGATAGAATCGGTTAACATAATATGATTCTCTTTGGGTAACTCACCCATTTGAATCTCTTCAAGGTTAACCTGTACAGGTGTATTTGCACTACACTCTCCACATTTTAAGTTAATGTCGACATTCTCGCCGACTGATTTTGATCTTAGTCTTAGGAATAATTCCTCTAAATCAAAACTGGTTAACTTGTCCACCTCTACATCATCAAAGATGCAAGCATTTAAAATATCTTTTAAAGCCTTCATCATCATTTTATTATTCTTTGATTCCATCGCAACCATAAGAATCTTTTCTTCCTTTACTAAAAAAGGTCGAAATTCAATATTTTGCCCGGTACTTGGAATTGTTGCCTCATACCTTGAGCTATTTAAAATTGGCAAAGCCATAATTTACTCTCCTAACATTTCATGTCATTAATTATATTATATCAGACCATTCGGTATTGCCGCTTTAAATGCAGAGGCAGTTGAACTTAATGGTCCTTCTACTACATATTTATCATATGCAAAAGTAATGGTACAACGGAGGTATTCTCCGTCTGTATTATTCAATGCAATAACTGAACTATCAATAGGGAATGCTTTCTCTAATTTGACTCCGTATGTTGGTATGTTATTACTATTTAAAGTCTGTATGATTATATCTGTACTATAATCGTCTTTATATCCTAAATTAAAATTATCTACATCTATGATAGAGGATATCCATGTATCAAACATTGTTTTCATATACATATCATTTGTTAATATGAAATGCATAGTCACATCGCCGTCAATATGTGCGTATGGGAATTTATTACTTTGTTTATCTCCCATAAAATCAAGCGTTGATATAGAACGCGCGGGCAATGTTGCTTGTTCACATAACAAAGATATATCCCTTGGGTCTGAAATTAAATTCTTCACACTAGGTGTATCACCACCAGCCAAGGATCCAACTAATACCTCTGGATTAATATTAAGAAGTGCTTGTGTTGGGGGTGTGAATATAACATTAAACCTATTGGCCTTTGCAAGTCCACCCTTCTTAGCTATTGTTGATTTTAAAGCGTCTATATTACTCATGATTGTCTCGCAATTTTAAGTGAATCTTTCCAAACGTTCTGTTTACCAGATTTCTTAAACTGTTCTGTTGGTAAGAATACTGCAATTTCCCATTCGGTCATTGGTACCCTAACCATTCTTGAGGCTACCTGACTTGTTAGATATGTTTTAAAGCATGGTCTGAATTCTTTATATTTACGGGTAGACTGTAACAAGTCATATCTTAACTTGGTTAACCTACTATTATTCTTTACCTTACTTGGCGCTAGCTTCATTAATTCATCAAGGAATTTAGCACGTATGTCAGGCTGTAGATAGTGCAAATTTAACCCCTGGAACCCACCTTTGACTGGTTGTAACATGATGGTTAAAGGGAATCTATCGTAGTAAGGTAATGTTTTCTTATGCTTTGGATCATAGAAATACATATACATATTACCCGCAATCTGTTTACTAACAGGATCCAATGCAGAGTCTTTTAATAATGCATTACGCGAAGGCATCTTTAACTTCTCTACATTCTTTTCAAACCATTTCCTAGATGCTTTTGTTCGTGCCTGGACTCCAGACCTGAATGCATTTGCTTGTAGTGTATCGAATAAACTAGCCATATAGTTATTTATATCAACTCTTCAGTAGTTTTATACCAAGATTCTTTAAAGTATCTTCTGTCCACACTTGGAACTTCCAACCTTTATGCTTGGCGTATTGATCGGCAGCTGTCCACTTAGATGTATTTTTAATATAAGTGGTAACCTCATTAATGTATCTCTTTGTCTTACGGGTGGGCTTCTTAGGTGCCATAGTCTCTTTCTTTGGTTTGATTTCAACAAGAATAATATCTCTGTTATCAAACTCAACTAATAGGTCAACATAATACCTATGTAGTTTATTATCCGTCTTACACTTATAAGGAACAACGATCTCTTCACTGTTCCAACGCTTGACGCGTGGGTTAGATTCACACCACTTAAAGGCTTGGCGCTCCCA